TAGAAACAAAGATCTTTAAGTTACTTCAAGCGCGTATTGAAACAGCAAATGGTGGTCTAACCATTGACTCGATTGATGCAAACAATACCTATTACAGAATCGGAACCTTTGCACAGGAATCAACAGTTCCTGAGATCAATGTTAACTACCCACGTCAGGCACAAGAGTACCTTGGCTTTCAGTTTACTATGAGTCGTTCATCAACAGATGCTTCCAAGGGACCATTGTTTACTGGATACCAACTCAAGTCATTGCCAGCAGTACCACGTCAGCGACTTATCCAGTATCCATTGATGTGCTTTGACCACGAATCAGATCACTTCGGAGTCGAGTCAGGCTATGAAGGTTCTGCCTATGAGCGTATGTCACAGCTTGAACAGATAGAAAACGTAGGAGATACCATCCGTGTTGAAGACTTCAGAACTGGAGAGTCTTACATTGGAATCATTGAAGAGATGGACTTTAGAAACTCAACACCATCAGATAAGCGATTCTCTGGCTACGGCGGATTGCTCTTAGTAACTATTAGGACGGTCTAATGCAAGCACAAGACTACGCAACAGTTGCTGTTGCCGTAATGACAATCGTAGGTGGCTTTGCTGGCGCAGTGCGCTGGTTAGTTAAGCACTACCTCAATGAACTCAAGCCCAATGGTGGCTCAAGTCTAAAAGATTCTGTCAAAAGATTAGAAGACCGTATAGATGACCTGTACAAATTGGTTGCAGAGAAGTGAGTTTAGATGAAACCTGTTGTAAAGAAAGCCACGCCTGCCGCTATTGCTGTCCTTCGACAAGCCACAGCGATATCACCTTCTCGGAAGAAAGCCTCAGATGGGTTACTGCCATCAAGGGCGCACCTGAAACAGAATCCTAATAGCGATCACAACTCAGGTCTTGCCGTAGATTTAACACACGATCCCAAGAAAAAGATTGATTGTGCTGACATATTCAAGCAACTACAAAATGACCCAAGAGTTAGTTACTTAATCTTTAACCACAGAATCTGGACACCGCAACGTGGTGTAGATATCTATACAGGTTCTAATCCTCATACGAATCACATTCATATTTCCATTAAAGAAAACCGCAGCAAAGATACTTCACCCTGGTTTGCTTGGCTAGACAGACCAGTGTATAAAACTGCTGACCAAGCCAGGTTAGCAGCGTTAAAGATCAAGCCGCTCCCCAAGAAGAAAGTGAAGAAATGAAACTAAAGATAACCAAGAAGCAGAAGGCAATAGTTAAGTCATATATCCGTGCTGTTGCAGGTGCTGCAGTTGCTATGGGCATTGCACTTCTAACAGATATGGCTCCACAGTATGCAGTTCTACTAGGTGCTATCGCAGCTCCTGCTATCAAGTGGGCAGACAAGACAGAAGTAGAGTTCGGAATGGTACTAGACAAGGAAGTTTAATCCTTTATAGTAAGCGCGAGGCAAACGAAGAGGCTCACCCCGAAAGGGGTGGGCTTCTTTTTTTATGCCGTTTTACTGGGCATCAACTGGACAAGGAACTGTTACTAGATTGCCACAGTTAACACAGGTAGCATCAAGGAAGTACCAGACCAGCTCGTACTCTTCAAAGGAGGCCATAACGCTAAAGACCTGAGAGCCACACGGACACACGTGAAGTGGTCCTAAACCCCGCAGATCGGTCCCAAAAGGCTTAGGAAGGGTATTCCTGCGCCATCTAAACGATGGCAGGGTTGGTAGACGGAACCGCAGGGTTACTGTACGGTTACCACTGCGGCCCCTAGAGGGCCGCCTGTCCTGTTTAATTCGCCTCACGGCTCATATTGTAACGCCTAGTAGGTGTCGCTACGCGACGACACGCCGTAGTGGTGATAGGCTTCCAGTATGACAACAATCGCAGCGATAGAGGGTATTGATTACGCCGTTCTAGTAGCTGACTCACAGATCACAGAAGATAATCTCGTGACGTTAGCAACGACTACGCCCAAGATTGTTGAGGTTGGTAAGTATCTCATCGGTATCTCAGGGGACACTAGACCTGGTGACATCCTTGCCTACAACTGGAAGCCACCGCTCTATCGTGGTGAAGACCCAGCACAGTTTATGGGAAAGAAAGTTATACCTAGTATCAACCAAGCATTTACCGATAACAACTACGACTACAACAAGGTGGACAAAGATGGTGGCTTCGATTATCTCATTGCTTTTAACGGCAATATCTTTCGTATTGCTTGTGATCTCTCTTTTTTCCAAGCAAATCACGGAGCGTATGGCATTGGTAGTGGGGGTCAGCTTGCTCTTGGCTACCTGTATTCAATTTGCAAACCTGATATGGAGTTAGCCTACGCAAAGAGACACGCCCGTAAAGCCGTAGAGATTGCGTCGGTCCTTGACGCTAATACTGGTAAGCCCATACAGTTAGTGGTACAGGAGAGGGTGTAACTATGGAGTTTAATACATACGATTATGTAGAACCAGTGTTCAAAGATGTAATAGCAACAGGTGAATACGCTGCACACTATTGGTTTGAGCAAGGATGGAAAGCGTGTAGACTTGCGTTCCTTTTACACGATAAGGCTAACAATGACTGACCCAAAAGAATTACTACTTACTGCACTACGTGCAGGTGATGCTAAGCGTTCACGTTCTACGCAGGTACAGATTGGTCCATCAGAGGTAGGTGGCTGTCGCCGTAAGGTGTGGTACCGACTCAACGATCAACCTGAAACTAATGACAACGAACTAAAGCTCGCTGCGATAATGGGTACTGCTATCCACGCAGAGATTGAACGAGCACTAGCAGATAATCCAGATGTGCTGATTGAAACCGAAGTTGAATACAACGGAATGAAAGCACACATTGACTGTTTCGTACCTAGTACTGGTGATGTGATTGACTGGAAGACAAGCAAGGTCCGGAACCTTTCTTACTTTCCATCAACACAACAACGGTGGCAGGTGCAGCTATACGGCTACCTCCTAGCTAACAACGGCTATGCGGTCAACCGAGTGTCACTGGTAGCAATTGCCAGGGACGGGGACGAAAGAGATGTCAAGGTTCACACCGAAGACTACGATGAGTCCATTGCACTAGAAGCACTCGGTTGGCTAGCGGCTGTTAAGGAAGCAAAGGAAGCACCAGCACCAGAAAAGGATGCAACATACTGTCAGCATTACTGCAAGTTCTACGACTCATCAGGTGAGATGGGATGCGTTGGTCTAAAAAAAGAACGTACACCAGTCAGTGATGTAATCATTGTTGATGAAGATATTGACAAGAATGCACTGTTGTACTTACAGTTAGCAGGAAAGATTAAAGAGTTAGAAACACAACAAGATTCTTTGAAGGCATCCTTTGAAGGAGTAATGGGTACTACTAATTCTGGTATCGAACTCAGTTGGACAACTGTTAAAGGGCGCGAGTCAGTTGACAGTGACGAGGTAGAAAAACTATTAGGGTTCGTCCCTAAGAAGGTAGGAGCTGAGAGTCAGCGACTAACCGTAAAGCAAAGTGGAGGAAAGTAAATGGCTACAGAAGGAACAAAGTTCCAAATCAATTACAAGTTAAATGATGGAACGCTTATCAATCTTTACGCAGCAACAGTTACAGAATTAGAATCAGGTCTTGCAGATCTTGCAATGAACGCAATGAACATCCGTGCAACAGGATTAGAACTATCAGGTGGTCAAGCAGCATCAGCACCAACAGTTGGAGCAATTGCTCAGCAGTTCAATGCAACACCGGTAGTTGCTGCTAAGGAACCTAACTACAATACACAACCAGTATCAGGTAATACCTGTCGTCACGGTGCAATGACACTGCGATCAGGTGTAGGACAAAAGGGTCCGTGGTCAGGTTATATGTGTGCTGCCCCTAAGGGTGCGCCAGATAAGTGCGACACCATCTGGGTCCGATAACTAATGCGGGAGCCAAGTAAATACGAAGCTCCTAGTTGTGCAACAATCGGTGGTGACTTTTGGTTTCCTGATAAAGAACAGGGATCAATAAGTCTGACCGAGGCTCAGTATGCTAAATCAATTTGTAGACGTTGCCCCCACCGCACAGAATGTGCTGAGTGGGGAATATATAAAGAGAACTTTGGTATATGGGGTGGACTCTCTCCAAGAGAACGCTTCCGTATTCGCCAACAACGAGGCATTAGATTAAATCAGGAGGACGGCGTTGCTTAATCTTTCCCGCGCTTGGAGTGGAGTGCTTACCAAAGCAACACCACTACCTGATGTGTGGAATGGGTTAGCAGTAGAAGGTATTAAGTTTCGCAGAGGCCAGGTATGTATGGTAGCTGCAGCACCTAATGCTGGTAAGTCTATGTTCGCTCTGATCTATGCAATCAAAGCCAAGGTTCCTACACTTTTCTTCTCCGCAGATACTGATACCGCTACTGTAATGATGAGGTCTGTATCGCATCTATCTGGTCACTCACAAGTGACAGTCGAAGCAAACCTGTCTAACGATAGTAAGTATTACAATGCACACTTAGACAAACTTTCACACATCAAGTGGGTCTTTGATTCTTCTCCAAACATTGATGACTTGGAGTTAGAGATCAGGGCTTACGTTGAACTCTATGGACAGCCACCTGAGTTGATAGTCATTGATAACCTAATGAACATCACCGCTGAGACGGACAACGAATGGGCAGGACTAAGAGCAATTATGATGGAGCTTCACGATATGGCACGCAAGACTGAGGCTTGTGTGATGGTACTCCACCACGTATCAGAACAGTCAGAGTATGGGTCACCTAGTAACCCACCTCATCGCAGAGCAATTCACGGAAAGGTCAGTCAGTTACCTGCACTGATACTTACACTGGGCTATGACCCAACGCAAGGAATACTAAAGGTAGCACCAGTAAAGAATCGTTTTGGAGCACACACTGCTGACGGCAGCAAGTATGCACAGCTACTGGTAAACTACGCAGCAGTACAGATATCAGACCAGAATGAATTTGGTTGGATGTTACGCAAAGATACAATCGCAGGATACCAAGGAGGATACAATGTCTGAACAGTTATCAAATAAGTACCGAGATAATCTCAAGGTAGATGGGTTGCGTGCAGATGTTGATGCACTCAAGGTAGACCTAACCAACTTCGTTGGTGCGCTATTGCAATCTGGTATTGTCGAATTAGTTAAGGACGAAGAAGGTAACATCGTCTATAAGATCAACAAGGTTGTATTGGTAGATGAGTCAGTACAACAAGACTAAAGGTTCTCAGTTTGAGACAGATGTAATGAAATGGCTACGCAATGCGGGAGTTATGGCAGAACGTTTGACTAAGGCTGGGGCAAAGGATGAAGGAGATATGGTTGTTATCATATCTGGAGAAACCTACATCCTTGAACTCAAGAACAGGCAGACCCTTTCCCTGCCTGAGTTCTGGAGAGAAGCACAAGTTGAGGCGCTTAACTACGCAAAGGCACGAGGTATCGGGGAAGTCCCTCTGTCTTATGTTGTAGTTAAGCGTCGCAACGCATCAATAGATCAGGCTTGGGTAATCCAAGACTTAACTCAATGGCTAAAGGAGAAACAAATGCCAGTACCAGGTGGAGAAATAACAACAACAGAAATACTAGTACCAGTAGTAGAAGAAGTAGTTGAAGATTCAACTACTGAAGAAGAGGCAGATGATAGTACGCCTGAGTAGGGATGAAGTAAGAGTTTGT